ATCAGTCCTCCGGGTGGTCGCTTTCGACGCCGAACAGCCTGGTGTTCACGGCGCCGCCCGCATCCGGCGCGCTGGTCTCGGCATCTTTCAACTATGCCTTCCAGTGCCGATTCGACGCCGACAACCTGGACTTCGAGGAGTTCATGCAGAACCTGTGGGAGGCGAAGAGCGTCAAGTTCAAGAGCGTAAGAACGTCGTGACCAAGGCCACCTCGCAAGACGTCGTCAACCTGCTCGCTGCGGCGCAGACCGCGCCGGACGCTCCGATCGCCTTCGCCGAGTGCTTCACCTTCATCACGACGACCGGGACCTATTACACCTGGACGAACTTCGATCTGCCGATCGCTTACAACGGCTACACCTTCCTCGCCAACGGGCCGCTGGTCCAGGGCCTCAAGTACAAGGGCAACATCGGGCTCGAGGTCGACAAGCAGCAGATCACGATCGCCGCCCGGCCGACCGACCTCATCAATGGCGCGCCGTTCCTGATCGCGCTCCGGGACGGGGCCTTCGACGGCGCCGCCGTCTATCGCGATCGCGTTTTCATGACGGTGGCCTACGGGTCCGACTTCGACTCGGACTTCAGCTCCGATTTCGGGGCCAAGGCCTATTCAGTCGCGGGCGGCGTGCGCATGTTTCAGGGACGCGTCTCGACCGTCGACAAGGTCGGGCGAACGCAGGCGACGGTGACGGTCGCGAGCGACCTCGTGGTCCTCGATTACGACATGCCGCGCAACCTCTTCTCGCCGACCTGCGTCCATACCCTCTACGACGCCGGCTGCGGCGTGATCCGCGGAACCTATTCGGCGAACGGGACAGCGGGGGCGGGATCGACGGCGACGCAGGTCCTGACCTCGGTCGCTGCGGCGATGCACGCGCAAGGGTCGCTGGTCTTCACCTCCGGCGCCAACGCGAACGTTCGCGCGACGGTCAAAAGCGTCGCGGTCGGTTCGGCGCTGAACCTCATGTATCCGCTGCCGTTCGCGCCGGCCGCCGGCGACGCCTTCACCGTCGCGGCTGGCTGCGATCACACGCAGGGGACCTGCGCCAACCGCTTCAACAACGTCGCGAACTTCCGCGGCTTCCCTTACGTGCCGCCGCCGCAGATGGCGGTCTAGGCGGACCTCAAAATCTCAGAACTTCGCAAATAGACAAATAGATCCTTAAATGCCTGACGAGATTGCCCAGCGCGCCGCGGTCGTGGGCGCCGCGCGCTCCTGGATCGGCACGCCCTATCACCACGCCGCCGACGTCAAGGGCAGGGACGGCGGCGTCGACTGCGCGATGCTGATCGTGCGCGTCTATTGCGATCTCGGCCTGGTCGAGCCGTTCGATCCGCGGCCCTATACCCGCGACTGGATGCTGCACCGCGACGAGGAGCGCTATCTCGGCTTCCTGCTCGCGCGCGCCAAGGCCGTCCGCGAGCCAGGCCCGGGCGACGTCGCCCTGTTCCGGGTCGGGCGCTGCTATGCACATGGCGGCATCGTATCGAACACGGGGGCCTCCTTGTCGATCGTGCACGCCTTCGCCTCGGTCGGCCGCGTCGTTGAAGACCGCCTCGAGGGCAGCGAACTCATGGCGCGAGCGAGCACGGCGAGGTTCGCGAGTTACTGGCGGACGGGGTGAGGGATGAGCTGGCTGCGCGCCAAGAACGGCAAGCCGGACTTCACCGCGCTCGACATCCAGACCTCGGCGTCGATCCTGCCGATTCCGATCGTCTACGGCAAGTCGAAGATCGGCGCCAACGTCATCTTCTATGGCGGCTTTCGCGCCAAGCCCGGCGGCCGCGGCAAGGGCGTCGGCGGCAAGGGCGGGGGCGGAAAGGGCGGCGGCGCCTCGACGGCCGCCTACACCTATTTCGCCGACGTCATCATGGCTCTCTGCGAGGGGCCGATCACCGGCGTCGGCCTCATCTATAAGAACCAGAGCCTCTATTTCCCGTTCCAGCTCAGCCTCGGCATCGCCACCGGGACGACGCCGCAGATCGGCAACTCCTACTTCGAGACGCTCTATCCGGCGCAGGCGCTCGATTACCAGGGCACCGCCTACGCCTGGGGGGCGCAGTACAATCTCGGCGACACGGCCACCGTCGGCAACCACAATTTCGAGGTCATCGGCATCCTCGCCGGGACCGGCGCCAACGGGACCGACGCCGATCCGGCGCGGGTGATCTACGATTTCCTGACCAACGCGCAATACGGCGCCGGCTTCAACGCCGCGAGCATCAGTTCGGCGACGCTGTTCGGGTCGGGGAACGATCCCTCGCTGCAAAGCTACTGCAAGTCGATGCAGATCAGCTTCTCGCCGGTGATCGAAAGCCAGGAGCCGGCGTCCTCGATCCTCACCCGCTGGCTCAAGCTCCTCAACACCGCGGCGGTGTGGAGCGGCGGCGAGCTCAAGTTCATCCCCTACGGCGACACCGCGGTCGCGCAGGGATCGCAGGCGACCTATCAGACGACGTTCTCGATCCCGACTCCGGTTCCGCGCTCGACAGGGGGCGCGCCGGCGATCGTCGCGCTGGCGACGGCGGCGCAATTCGTGAGCGACGGCGGCGTCGTCTACACCGAGACCGGCGGTCCGCTCGTCTTCATCGGCGCCCTCGCCCCGACCGCAGCCGGGACCTACGGCATGCTCACGGCCGGGACCTACATCTTCGCCGTCGGCGACGAGGGCCAGCCGGTCACCGTCACCTTCACGGCGCAGAGCCTCGGCGGCTATACGCCGAACCTGACGCCCGCCTATGCGCTCACCGACAACAATTTCGTCGCCGAGGGCGCAAATAAGGACCCGGTCGAGGTCGCGCGCGCCGACATCTACTCGCTGCCGACCATCCAGCGGCTCGAGGTGCGCTCGCGCAACAATCAGTACGCGGCGCTGACCGTCGAGGCGCGCGACCAGGCGAGCATCGAAATCTTCGGCCCGCGGGTCGGGCCGGTCGTCGAGGCGCGCGAGATCTGCGACGAGACGATCTGCGGGCCGATCGTCGCGCAGACGATCCTGCAGCGCGAGCTCTACGTCCGCACGAAGTTCACGTTCAAGCTCTCCTGGGAGTTCTGCCTTCTCGACCCGATGGACATCGTCACCATCACCGATTCGAACCTCGGGCTCTCCAACTATCCGGTGAGGGTGATCTCGATCGAGGAGGACGACAAGGGCATCCTCTCGGTCACCGCCGAGGAATTGGTCACCGGCGTCTCGACGCCGCAGTTCTACCCCAACGCCTCGCCGGCGGGCGCGTTCTCGCAGAATACGGCGGTGCCCGCGGTTCCGGTCAACACGCCGCTCATCTATGGGCCGCCGACGAGCGCGACCGGCGGCGCCGCGCAAATCTGGGTCGGCGCCTCGGCCAACGGCGGCGCGCCGACGCAGTGGGGCGGCGCCTATGTGTGGGCCTCGCTCGACAACGTCACCTACGCCCAGGTCGCCACGATCACGGCGCCCTTGCGGCAAGGCTTCCTGACCGCGGCCCTGCCGGCGCTGATCGGCTGGGACGGGGTCGACACGCTCGCGGTCAACTTGGCCGAGAGCGGCGGGACGCTCGGCGGAACCTCGCAGGCGGCGGCCCAGCAGGGCGCGACGCTGTCGCTGGTCGACTCGGAGCTTCTGGCCTACGAAAACGCGACGCTCGTATCGGGGAACGCGTACAACCTGACCGGGCTCGCGCGCGGGCTATCCGGGACGACCGCGGCGGCGCATTCGACCAACGCGCCGTTCGCGCGCATCGACGGCGCGGTCGTCATGTACGACCTGCCGTCGAACCTCGCTGGCAAGACGCTCTATTTCAAGTTCCAGAGCTTCAACGTCTTCGGCGGCGGCGTCCAGGACCTTTCGACGTGCGTCGCCTATCCCTATGCGCCGGCGGCGCCGGCTGTGAGCGACCCGATCGCGGCGCAGCTCGCGACCGGCTTTCCGCTCGACCTCGGGCAGGTGATCTCGGCGCCGACGCTCGCCGACGATTTCGGCCAGGTGACGGCGGCCGTGACGGGGACGGTCGATCTCGGCCAAGTCGCGATCACGAATGCGCACCCGATCGCGACCGCGCTGCTTTCCGGCAACGTCGACCTCGGCGCGATCCTGAGCCTGGTCACGCTCTCCGATGATTTCGGCCAGGTCGTCGACCCGGTCACGCAGACCATCAACCTCAGGACGGTTC